CCGCATATTCGGCACTTGACTTTTTGACACGCAACATTGAAGCCGATTTAGATAAGTTATGAAAGATGCTACGTTCTATCTGCTTACTGAAATTTACAGAATCCTGAATGGTAACGTTTCGGGTGATGTCTTTTCTATTGAGCAGCCACACAGCAACACTTCTAATTTATTCGCAAAGGTTACGAGCGGGTTTATGACTTCAAGCAATACGAAGGATTCCTTCACGGGGACTTACGTGGCTAACGTGGACGTAATAAATCGAGTAAGTAACACCGCATTAAGTTACGTTGCCTTAGATGCCCTTTGTAACGAGATAACAGCATTATTAACGCCAACTCCGAATCAAAAAGGCATGGTTGAGAATAACGATTTTAGCCCAATTTATGTACGGGTAACAGGAAGCACAAGTTTCACGGACACAAACGACACGAACTACATTTTACGACGAGTTTTAAACATTGAATCACGCATTAAACAAAAATAATTATGAGCCACATTTTAGGCAACAACTACCGTCTTTCTATCGACATGGGTTCGAGTACTCCTACTTGGAAAACATTTCAAGACGAAGTAACGGTAACATTAACGCCAACCAATGATAAGGTTGAGGTGACAAGCAAGGACACGGGCAAGCATAAGAAGCACATTAAAACGTTGCTCGATCACACTGTAAGCATCACGGCGATTGAGAACAACGCACCCGGGGTAAACTCACTGAACTACAATGACATTTACTCTTTGTACCTACTGAATTATTCAGATGCAAACGGCGGTGTTAAGTCTTTCAAGTTACAATCAACCGTTTCGGGTGATAACCTATTTTCTTTCACCGGATTTGTTGAATCCCCAACCCTACCCGCTCCGAATAACGGATTGGTTGAGTATTCATTTAACGTACAAGTTGTTTCGCTTCCAACAATTGCCGAAGTAGCATGACATTTGAATTAAAACACGGCGAAAACGCCCTTTCACTTTCGGTGAACAACAAGTCAATGAGGATGGCGTTAGCTTCCGTGCAAAGCATGGGGTTTGACGTACGAAACTTAGACGTATTTACGCAGAGCGAATTCATGATGGAGTACGCTTACAGCTCTTATGTGGTTCAATGCCGCTTAGACCGCAAGCCAGTTGCGTTAAACGTGGTAGAGTTTGAGGATATTATAACCGCAGAGGTTGAAGAAAAGAGCAGTAATTTACCTGAACTTTTTGAAGAATTAGCAAACTCTTTGGTCAGTACCGTTGAAAAGCAACAAAAAAAAACGAAGGGGAAAGTCAAACCGACGATGAATTAGAAGCATACTTTTGTGGTGAAATTGGGCTTGCTCCTACGCTATTTTGGTATCAAATGACGTGGCGGCAAGCCCTTAACGTTTCAGAGGGTCACAGAAAAAAAGTAGCCCGCGAGTTTGACCGTGAAAAGTTATTGCACCGGGGCGTTTATACAATGATTCATAACTTTTTAGTTAAGGAGGGCGACCGTAAAGAAGCCCACGTACTTTACCCGACTGAATTTGACGATCAGCAAGAAAAGGAAAATTACAGTATGCCGATACAGAACGTGAAGAACTTATTTTACACAATATTTGCCGACAAGGTTGTAAAGGATGAATAATAAATTATTTGTTGACATAGATGCACTAACCAATAAGTTCAACGCCAAAGTGAACGGGGCGATGGATAAGCTGCAAAACTTTGGTGATAAAGCTACAATGGTTGGCGGTGCGTTATCTATTGCAATAACCGTTCCGGTATTATTAGCGGCAAGACAAGCCATTGCTGCTGCTTCTAATGTAGAGGAAGCCCAGAATAAAGTTAACGTTGCCTTTAAGACTTCATCGGGTGTTATTCACGAGTTCGCAAAGGACAGTCTAACCAATTTCGGTATCAGTTCAGGGGCGGCACTTGACGCAGCGGCGTTGTTCGGTGATATGGCTACAAGCATGGGCATCAACACCGGTCAGGCAGCAGAAATGAGTAAAACGCTTGTCGGGTTAGCCGGAGATTTGTCAAGTTTTAAGAACATACGAATAGACGTAGCAGAAACAGCCCTCAAATCAATCTTTACGGGCGAAACAGAAAGTCTAAAAGGGTTGGGAATTGTAATGACGGAAGCCAACTTAAAGGCATTCGCATTGTCGGAAGGTATTCAAAAGAATATCCGTGACATGACCGAAAGTGAAAAGGTCAATTTACGGTACGCCTTTGTAATGGCAAAGACGACCAACGCACAAGGAGATTTCGCCCGAACGTCAGACGGGGCGGCAAACCAAACCCGAATTTTAGAGGAAAGTATTAAACAACTTTCGGCGGGATTTGGAGAGCGGTTACTTCCGATGTACGCCAAAGTATTACAGTCAGTTAATAAGGTTATTACCTACTTTGACAACTTAGACGGTGGCACAAAGGATTTAATTTTGCAAGTCGCAGGTTTAGCCGCCGCTATTGGGCCGCTATTGTTGGGCGTTGGTGGGGTTATTCAATTAATGCCAGCTTTAACGTTAGGATTTGCCGCACTCACGGGGCCGATTGGTTTAACCGTTGGGGCGTTAACCCTCGCAGGAGTTGCCATTTATAAATATGTCGATGATTGGGAGAAGGGTTTTGCCCGAATCCATAAGGCATATTTGCAGCTTGATTTAGTATTGGCAGGAATTTTCAACGACAGAGAAACCGTTCAGATTGATACATCCGAAATAGAAAGATTAAATAGAATTATAGATAGAACCTACGAATCAGCTACGAAGCTATACAAAAGCCCTGCGTTTGATTTCTTGCGGGGTGGCGATTCCTCTTTCTCGATGGTTAAGAAGCCGAAAAGCGTCATGATTGACGAAGTGTTTGCGGCGATGGCGGGGAATAAGCCGAAGGCAGCAGACCCAAAGCCAATTAATCCACTTGCGGGTTTTGGCAAAAAAACATTAAAAGAAATAGAGAAGGAAGCCGCTGAATTGAAAATAAAGGCACAAGATGCAATAGATTTAGCCTTTCAAGCTATTCGCGATAAGTTTTCTGAAGCTGCATCAGGAGCCATCGATATGCCAAGCATTATAGCGGCAGGAACGGGTGGAAAAACGGTTGGCAATCAGATTGCCGAACTATTCGACCTTGACAGCTTTGGAGAAAATTTAGACAAGCGAGTCGAAAAAATTAAAGGCAAAATTAAAGAATCGGTTCAGGGCATTACAATTTCAATGACCGAAGAAGCCCTGATGATGAAAAACGTAGCGGGGGCAGCCTTAAATCAATCGTTCGCAATTTTAGCCGAAGGTTTAGCCACGGGCATATCATCATTATTTAATCAGGATATTGATTTTAACTTTTCCAAAGTAGTTGCGGATGTTTTATCAGCTGTTGGCGGTATGTTAATTGCTATCGCCACGCCATTAGTTGCGGCGTGGGCTTTAGGAACTTTAGCAACAATGGGGGCAACAGTCGCACAAGCACAAGCAGCAGCGGGAATGTTAGCAATCGGAGTATCTTTGAAAGGCGGCGGTATGGCAATGTCAGCCAACATGAACAGCAACACCGGAATACAATCGCCACGGATGGGCGGCAGTAGTTCCGCTCCTGCTTTCTCAATGCCTACTTTAAACTTAAATATTAACGGGAAATTAACGGGTTCGGGTACGGACTTGGTTGCAGTAATTAACGAAACTAAATATTCTTGGAATGGCTAAAAGTTTAAAATATTTCTACGAATACCGTTCGTTCATTGGCAACAATTTACATAAGGTTGAGATTTGGGTCGAAGGTTTTTCGGGAACAGCCGAAGAACTACAAGCGGGCAAACCCGCGTTGACGATTGAGCAAAACAAAACCGTTGCGGAGCAGTACCTCGGTGGGTTGGTTCCTACCCGTTTTTTACTACAAGCCATATCAACGGCAACTTTCAAAGAATCGGCGTTTGATAGTCAAAGCTACGGTGATTACTCTATTCTAAAATATACCGATAGCGTTCTGGAATATGAAGGAATAATTGACCCGTTTACCTCACGTGATTTAGACCTTCCCGACGGGATGTTCGCCACCCAGATAAGTGCGGAGTGTGGGCTAAACTACCTCAAAACGGAAACGTTCACGCCCACCAACGTCCGGGTTAGGTTGCTTAATGTACTAAAGGCGTGTATTGACAAGCTACCCCACAAGTCAAACTTTGGATTTAGCATTGTGGATAACACCACAGTAAGCACGGACAACTTAGGAACAACCACCGCCAATTATTGGGATTCGTTCGTAGATGATCGGCAATACAAGGACAAAAACTGTTACGATGTTTTAGCCGAAGTACTTCAAGCATACAACGAACTTTACCTTTCAAAGGGGAAATGGCACGTTCGCAACATTGCCGAAATGAACCGTGGCAATAGTACGGAGCGGGTTTACAGTTCAACCTTAACGCTACTCAGCACCACCGCATTTAACCGAGTGGTAGCCGCAAACGTTGAGCGTAACGCGGGCGGTAACTTTGGCAAAAACTTTAGCTTAAAAAATGTTACGATTGAAAAGCCGAAAAGTTTATCGCGTGAATTATTTGAAGCGGGCGAGTTCAACGACTTAACGGGGTGGACGTCTAACGGGTTAGGCGGGGTTATCTTTACGGCCACGGACGGCAAACTTGACAACCAAGAATTTACCACGTATCAACCTTCGGGAGTTGATAACGATTATATTCAAAACACGGTAGGCGTTTCGTTCTTTCCGTTCAACAATTTATTTAATCAAGCCGAAAACGATAAATTATCCATAAAGATAAAAGCCACTTCGGGCGGGTTTATTCAGTCGTTACGGTTTCAAATTATTGTTGTACAAACGGGAAGCCCAGAACGCCGCTACCACCTAACGCCGCAGGGCGAGTGGGTAATGGAAGCCGCTTCGGTTACGAGTTACCCGATTTATACACTCGCACCTAAAGACAGCGAACAAACAATCGAGATTCCAAAACCCCCGTATAATGCGGCGGTTAGTCCGTTTGTAATTCCTAATTTTGATGGATGGTACACGGGCAATGTGTTTACTTCTCCGCTTGCAAATTTAGAATACAAGGTATTTATACGGGTGTTTCAGCCCGAACGAAATATTGTTAGCATTGCAACCACGGGCGGCGAAGTGCTAATTGACTACATTAGAATAGTTTCAGAGCAGCTTAACAATGAACTCTTTGAGGGGTTTGTAAAAGAGTTTAGCGGCGATAATGCAGCAGACCGAAATAATAAATTACCGATTAAGGCAGCAACGGGATTTCCCGTTTTTCCACAAGGATTAGAAACGTTATATCAAGCAAGCACGGGCGATGCACACTTTACGAAGTTTAAGTCAAACGGTAGCATATTTTACACCGACCTATCAAACCACATTGCAAAGAATTATTTAGATAGCCTTTCAATTAGGTTAGGCACTTACGAAGGTGAGTTACGCGGCGTTTTGCATTTTGGGGACCTTGTGGCTATTGATTCGGACGTTTACCGAATCCATAACCTTAGCCTTGATTCGACAATGGGTTTCGCACGGGTTAAGGTTGTGAAATTAACCGTTGCGGACGTTACGCCAATTGCCGAACCCGTTGTAATTCCCGAAAACTTTCAACGTTGGTTAGGTGAGTTCGATAGATTAAACCCACGGGAGCGGTTCCCAACTTTTTTAAGTGAAAACTTTGAAAGCAATATCGGAAGAAACGGCGAACGAACCATAGCACTAAAGCCACAGATACGAGCCGAATCATTCCTTTCAAAAACGGGCGAAGTGTTCTTACTTAAAGAAAGTAACGAAGCGGGCACGGGTTTGATTTGGGTCGATAAAGATTATGCGGTAACGGATTCAATCAAGCCAGTTACGGCGGGTTACGAGTTCAAATCCGAAGCAAGCCCACACACAGCCGTTTTGGACTTCACCGCACTATCTCAAAACGTCACAATAAAAGTGCCCGATTTAGCCGTTAACAGCGTTATTGCAACCGACGCAACGGCGTGGATGCGTGGAGCAACGAACGTATTAACCTCAAAAGATTTTATAGGTTCGGCAAGTGGGAATTTCGATATTGGGATAAAGCGTAACGGTGTTGAGATAGCAACGGCAAAAAGCACGGGTGTTGATGTTGTTGGGAAGGTGAAAGCGGCAACGGTGAACGCCACGAGCCTAACAACAAATAGAATTATAAAGAGCGGTGCGGATGGTTTGCTTTCGGACAGTCTAATTTTCGATAATGGCACTAATGTTGGGATTAATGCCAATCCTATCGTATCGGATAAGTTTCAAATATATGGCAATGGGTTTAATCTAGGGATATATCGGAACATTGACTTCAATCTTATCGGGGCTGCTGCGTCGATTCTATCTGTCGGGCAAATTGTTGACGCTATCCCTACGCCAGCTTATGATTTGATTGGATTTTCTACAACGAAGACAGATGGTCTATTTCTATTAAGAGTTAGAAACGCTAACGTAATGACTGAATATATCCGTGTATTGTCAAGCGGGACTATTGGATTTGGAACGACTGTTCCCCTCGCAGGTACAAGGATAGACGTAAACGGCATTACCCGAACTACGAACCTAAGAATCACCAATAACGCTGCGGCAGGCAAAGTGTGGCAATGTAGTAACGCAGACGGGTCGGGCGTATGGACATCACCGCTAACGTCTGAAAGGTATATCGGGGAATGGGATGCAGGTAGCGGGGGTGCCCCGTCCGCAAGCCCAAATACGGGAGATTATTATAGAGTAAATGGAGCGGGAACTTACGCAGGTGTTACTTATGCTTCGGGAGATGATACGTATTGGAACGGGTCGGCGTGGTTGCTGCGTAAAAATTACTTAACATTGCCGAAAGCGACATCGGGTATATTGGGTGGCATCAAAATTGGGTCAACTCTCGAAATAGACAGCAGCGGAATCGTAAACCAAAAAACGGGAGTAGTTACGGCGGGTGATTATCAGAACGTAACGGTAGACACTTACGGACGGGTGACGGGTGGCACGAATCCAACTACGATTGCGGGTTATGGGATTACGGATTATAATAGTTTGTGGGATGCTCGCTTAGGAACGCAAATAGCTTCGGCTAATTATTGGACAAGGGAGGGCAACGGTCAACTTAATTATAGCAACAAGGTAAATGTTGGTCTAGTATCAAGCCTTAGTGGGGGGGCGTATTTGAACGTCCGTAATAATATTTCCCTCTATGCTGACGCTAGTAATAAGCATAGCTATATCGAAGTTGGAAGTTATTATAAGACTTGGGCAATGTCAACGCAAGGAACTACCCCTTCTAACTCAAAGTTTGCTTTTTTTGCGGAAGGGGTTAACCCGTTAACTCTGCATGGGAATGGAAATGTCAGCGTAAAATCCAACACTGATAATGGTTTTGCAACCTTACAAGTTGGTGGAACTATTCAGCAATCAGTAGCGAGTAATTACCTAAAAGCGGATGGGAATGGGGTTATTGTTGCGGCAAATTTCGCAACTGATTGGGATGCAAAAATGGCAACGTTCATTGATACCGCTCCCGAAGCACTAGATACATGGATTGAACTTGTCACAGAAATTCAAGACAATGACTCTCAGATAGCTAACTTATTTACTCAGATAGCTACCAAACAAAGCAAGTTTACTCAAAATGGTTTTGTCAAATTGTCGAACAACGGTGAAACGGTGAACTACTTGACAACCTTAGCAATGTCCGATATTTCAGGTCTTGAAAACTCACTTAATCTATTAGAACCTAAGTTCTCAAAAAACACGGCGTTCAATAAGAATTTTGGAACAAGTTCGGGAACAGTTGCACAAGGGAACGATAGCCGAATTTTGAACGGTCAAACGGCGTTTGGGTACGGCAATCATGCGAATGCGGGCTATCTAACAGAGAACTTCTTCGAGCATCAGTTTAGCGATGGTTCAGGCGGCGTTCGCAATGAATACGGGTTAAGGTTCTACGACGGGGCGTTGGAAAAAGGGCGATTGACCTACGACATCGAAAATGAATTAGTTGGATTTGCTACGACTCACGTAGACGAATCAGGGTCAGCTTTTACGATGCGAAACGTTTTCGACGATGCAGGGCGATTGGTTCAAATTAACGGTTCGGGCGATGCACGGGCGTATGCGTTTTCTGACGAAATACAATCGAGCGGCGGCAGCACAACGCCCGGTCTACAAGAAGTTGCAACAATTGACCCGTTAACACGAATTAGAATTAAGTACAACGAAGGAACAGCAACGAGCGTTGCGGCATACGACTTCGCATTGGTATCAGACACGCAAAGATTAAGGTATCGGGCAAACGGGCAAAACGTCGAAAACTACGCTCTAATGTCTGATTTGGCAGGGTTAGGCGGTAGTGCTACGCCCAATTTGCAATCGGTAACAAATGAAGGAGCAAGAACCACAAATGACATAATTCTGAAAAACGTATCTGATGCAAACTTGACTGGGTTATCGTTCGAGAATAGCAGCGGTGTTGCTCAGGCTTCCTTCGTATTCTATCAAGCAACGAACGCTGATAAGTTTGAAGTTAAGTCTTTGCGGGGTTTGGATTTGATTGGATCATTAGCGGTTAATATCAAGAGCATCGGTTCTAATATGCTACTTGAAACGCCGACTGATTTGCGATTGAAAGCTAACACAATCAACTTGGATGCCCCCTATCTATCCGTCACCGTTCCAAACGCAAACTTAAGTGATGCGTATGGTTCGAGGTATGCAATTGAAAAGGTTAATATTGGAACAACCCAGAACCCCAACACCAGATTCCAATGGGTGAAAATTAACTAAAATTTTTCAATTTAATATCGTTATATTGCACAATATTAACATATTAGAAAACACTATATATGACGAATAGAGAAGCGATAGGTACACACGCCGCGATAATGGCATTAGTAAACGGCAAATCCGTAGAGTTCATAGGCAAAGCAAAGTTATTGCAATTGTCAAAGTCAATTGAGTTGATTAGTGACGAACTCCAAGATTTGCAAAAAATCGAAGCAAGCGACAAAGAAGCGGGGATTGAATCTTTTTTTGAGGAAACTTTTGAGTTCACCCCGCTTGCATTAGACCTATTCAAAACGGTAGACAACACCCTGACAAGCCTCACTTTCACAAACGGCGAGAGTGAAAAAACAGCAACTGAATCAAACCTTGCTATTCATCTAGTTAATAACGGATTTATCAAATGAAAAAAATACTCTTATTCTTCCTACTCTCTTTTGCCGCTCACGCTCAAATATTCAGGGCCGTAAATCCGGTTGACCCGCTAACGATTGCCGAAAATAGCGGAAAGTTCGGCACGTTGGTCACTAAAAAATACATAAACGGAACGCAAAAGTTCTATTATCTTACGTCGGACAACGAGGGAAACATAAACCCATTTGCATTCCGGCAGGGTAACATTTTCAACGACTTGGCAAGCGTTCAATTACCCGCTAATTTCAGCACTTATAACTTTTTTGATTGCGGACTTTTCGACGGATTAACCGTGGGAATCTGGACGGTTGCAAACAAGCCAACAAAAATAAGGCGGTTCAACGATGCGTGGTGGGTAGTACAAGAGGTTGACCCCGTTTCGTCACGCGATGTATTCCAGCCGCGAGGTATTAACTTCTTGACAACAACGAATCAGAATATAAGCTACGAAAAAATACTAGACAGTCGGTGTTCTTCTCAGCTTTCAAATCAAGTTACTGGAACGGGCGGGTTAGAGCTTACGCCGAACTTCTCCGCTCCCGACGGTTACGAATTGGCGGGTGAAGCCTACCAGAAAATCAATCAGGTTGTAGTTGCGGATTGTGCTACGTGTACACCGTTCGATAACTCGTTACCAACTGCGGCAAGTACATTCAAAGGTCGCGTTCGATTCGTGAACGATTCCGAAAACCCTAACATAATTTGTTGGGCGTACAATTCAGCCGCCCCAAATACGCCAGTTGATTTGGATTTGTACATTGGAAATTTCAAAGTCATGACCGTCAAAGCGGGTTATATTGCCAACGATGTGGTTGAGGCATTCCCGAACGATAACCTAACAAATAATGGACTCTATAATTTTAGATTCGACCTAGAACACCTCTATTGGTGGCAGAACGGCAACGGGCAACCCGTCAAGGTAACTTTTGCGGGAACAAAAACAGAATTGGAGTTTGATAACAACAATCCAATCCCCGAAGATGGTAGTTCTCGATTACCCCCAAAAACAAATATTACAAAAAACAGCGGTGGTACGGGTAACTGCTTCGCTTATCGGGATAATGTTATCCTACCAAGTTACGCAGCCAATTACATCACGGGCGTAAATATCGCATCGCAAGGTCTGTCCGTAACGCCATATAACACATCCTACGACGTTATCGAAACAGCAACTTATAAGATTGCGTTGGCTAACTTAATGGGTGCTACCCCTGACTGGATAGGCAAAAAAAGTGAAACAAGAAGCCGAAGTCTACAACGCGACTCAGGGATGCAATTTGGAATATATGACCCGTATATCGGTGAACCGTCTGAAATTCAGACCATTTTTCGAGGCGTAGATGGTCAAAGTGGCAGAGGGTACACCACCACCGAACCTACGCGAGCGTGGAACGGATTGCCACAAGGCGTATATGAATTTGAATTAAGCGGACGGTCTGGTGGTTTCAATTTCGGTGGCGTACCGTTTTTCAAGGAGTGGAATAATACAACAAAGCTACTTACAACTCAGGCAAATCTCTATCAATACGCGTTTGCATTGAATAATGACAAAGTTTTTGCCGACGCGACCAACGAACAAAAAATTAGAGCAGTTGCTGACAATGCGTTTGAAATTACCTACAAAATTAACCTTAATCTAACCTACTTGAATGGGTTACAATTTGCTCAAATAAATCCGTTTGGTTTCTTCAATACTGAATACAGATATGCTAAGTATTATTCAGGCACTACGCCATTCAATAACGGCGATTTGACTACGATTGACATGGACGGATTACCTAACCAATCCGACCCAGTTTTGTCTGAAATCACAAGCGTAATTGCCACCGAAAAATGGGTTGCATTATTCAATGCGGCAGGTACGGAAGGTATTGGAATTGTATGGAATAGAGAGGACTCCTATCGTGCTTCTGTGCAACAAGAAGACCAATTGGGTGCGGGTGGAAACGTGATATATTACTTTCCGAACCGTGACCGACCTACCGTCTACCCTACTGAATCAATCGAAGACAAATATTATATCGTAATGGGGTCAATCTCCGAAATACGTGATTTTGCATACAAATTAAACGGTTTTCCGTGCTACAACTAAAATAAAAACAACATGATAACATTCTTAGCTATATCAAATATAATTCTATTCAGCGGCATAGTTTACTTTGCCGTAAAACTAAGCAAAATACGGGTCAGCGGTTCGGACGTTTCACCCCCGCTTGACGATTATTTGTCGGCGGTGAAAATGAACGTAGTGAACGTAAACGCCCTATTTGAAGCACTCAAAACTGAGCAAGACAAACGGTACGTGATTCTTTTGTCAAAATTGGAAGAGTTCAATAATCTTTTAGGTGCGATGGACGAAATTTTGCAGGGGCAGGAAATAACACACACAAAAATAAACGCACTAAGTAAGGGTTTGACTCCCGCCGATATTACTGCCGCAGTAAACCAAGCATTTGATAAGCAAATTAACGGGTTGATTTTGTCAGATACAAAGGGTAATGAATTAGCCATAGAATTACTTGACACAAAATGAAACTATCCCAGAATTTTAGCCTTCTCGAAATGATTGAATCACCTACCGCAAGGCGATTAAATTACACCGAACAATTCGAGCCACCATTACACGTAATAACAAATCTTACGTGCCTAATCGAAAGCGTTTTGCAGCCAATGAGAACGGCACTAAGCAAGCCTATAACGGTTACTTCGGGGTATCGTTGTGAAAGATTAAACAAGCGTGTCAGGGGGGCTAAAAACAGCCAACACGTAGGAGGCGAAGCGGCAGATATTAGGATACATGGACTAACGACAGACGAAATAGTTGACTTCGCCATTCGCTTCAATATCCCCTTTGACCAAATTATTGAAGAGTTTGGGTCATGGGTTCATATCAGTTTTAGTCAGGTGAGTAATCGAAGAGAAGCGTTACGAGCAACAAAGAACAGTTCAGGTCGAACAGTTTACACAAAATATTGAAATACATAAACCAAAGAAAACACAATGTTAATATTCGTCAGCACAGCGTTTAACTCGCTACAAACGCACCTCAAAACGGTCAGAATTGAAGAATTTGGATTTGCAATGTTGATTGCAACACTAATCAAATTCCTGACCCAAAGTTGGCAAGTAAACGCCTTACTGTTCATCGTTTTAATCTTGATTATTGCGGTCAATACGTGGAGCGGTGTACGGTTGTCGAAAAAGAAAGGACAGTACAGCTTGAGAGTTTTGAAAGAAAAACTGATAGCAAAATGTATAGGTTATTTCATTTTAATTATCACCATCAGTCTGATGGTGATAATGTTGTTTTTGGCATCCCTGCGTGACGGAACGATGATATTTCCAGAATATTATTTGAATTTACTGGTTATTCTAACCTTCGTTATGCTCGGTATTTTTGAAATCAAAAGCGTCCTCGAAAACTTGAAGGAAAGTAACACGCACGTACCCGAATTTTTGGCCAAGGTGATTGGCAAGGTTGAAGAGAAAGTAAACGATATTATCAAGTGACCTACCCCATTATCCGAGTACTTCGATACAAATACGGGGTGAGCAAAGCTGTCGCCCTAGCAACGGTTAAGGCAATCCGCAGACGATTGAATATGAAAGCGAACGAAGAGGTTACTGAATTGATGTACCTAAACCACAAAAAATGACAAGACGCAAGCAGGTTTTTCAAGAGTTCGACAGCATGACAAGCGAAGAAATTAATGAGCGGGGTTTTGCTCAGACTCTTGCTGAGAAATACGGTTACACAAATAGTTCGGCAATCCTAAAGGCGAAGGCCGAATATTTTGCAAGTAAGTCGGATGAAACGGGTAACGCAGGAATCTTAGAGGCGTTTGCAAAAATCGGACTAAAAAAAGAAACCGCCGACCACGGATGGATAAAACATAAAGAGATTTCTGCCCACTTCAAAAACCCTTATTACTCTGCCGATAATATTCAAGATGTAACTGAATCATTCGAAAAAATCTTAAAGAAATATCAGACTAAGATTTTCAAGAAAGCCCCAATAATCAAAGATTCGTTTGAAAAAATGTTAATCGTCACGACTACCGACGATCATGTAGGGATGAACCCAAACCCACACGGATTGGGTCTATTCGAGTACGAATACACGCCGCAGGTGTACAGAGATAAGTACGAAGAGGTTTGGGCAACTATCTGCAAAAAGTACGATGATAACCGAGGGGCGTTTGACGTTCTTTGCTTAGATAACTTAGGAGATGAACAAGACGGGTGGCATGGTTATACGACCCGTGGGGGGCATAAGTTGCCGCAGAACGCCACAAACTTTGAAGTTGCCGAGGTCGTCATGGATACGAAAATTGAACTATTACACAAGTGCATTGACAATGGCATTGCAAAGAAGGTAATACTTCGCAAAGTGGGTAACGATAATCATTCAGGCGATTTTGGTAAGATTGTCAATCTTGGCGTTAAAAAAGCTATTGAAGCAACTTATCAAAAAGAATTAGTTGAAGTGGACATTTTGCACAAGTTCATCGAGCAACGATTTTGGGGCAAGCACGCGTTTCTGTTAACGCATGGTAAGGATGAAAGCGATAGAAAGTTTGGATTGCCGTTCTATTTGAACGACAAATCTATTAACTATTTGAAATCTTACATTGACCACTACGGACTGAATCAAAAGTATGATAGAATCCACCTAGATAAAGGCGATTTGCATCAACTTGGGAGCGAAACGATTAAGTCACTTACGTACAACAACTTCATGAGTTTCGCCCCGGCTTCGAGTTACTGCCAACATAATTATGCAAATAATGCTCCCGCTGGTTTTACGTGGCGAATAGTTCACAAGCAAGACACACAAGAAGAAAGAGGTAACATATTTTTTGATTATAAGAAAATATGAAACTACAAGAACAGATTCAAGAGTTCAACGAATTTGCCGAAAAGCAAGCAGATATAATGTTGAAAAAGGGCAATGACTACGCCAACGAAGACCGACTAAGTAACTTCAAGTTAGTTGCTCAGATTACGGGATTAACGCCCGAACAAGTGATAATGGTTTTCATCGCAACAAAAACGGTGCGGTTGGGCAACCTAATTGCAAGCGGGAAGGCTCCAAATAATGAGTCAATCGAGGATAATTTACTCGATTCGTCAAATTACAATCAACTACTTAACATGATTCGCAATGATAAAACTACTAAGTAATCTCTCTCGAATAACAAGTTTTGGTCGAACCTTAATCGGGTTGGCTGTGGCTGTTGCTGTGTTCTTCTTCCTACGTAGCGTATTGATAGATTGGCACTATAATAAGTACGTGAATCCCGTTGTTGTTGTGAAGGTGGAACAAGCCACTAAGCCGCTGATTATTTCGATTGATAGTCTTACAACCGCCGCAATCGAGTCGGGCCAAAACTTGACAATTGCAACGGGTCAGATAAGCGAATTGCAATTGATTATTCAGACCATCAACGGGCAAAAAAAAACCACCGAAAGCAAGTTGCAATCGGCGGTCCAACAGAACAAAAGATTAGTAGATATGGATAAGGTTGATTTGTTGATAATCAGAAAAAAAATATTCAAAGACGATTCAACTTTTGTGAATTGGTGGGAGCGGTGAGGCCATTCGTGCCTCACGACGCATAGCCTGCCGCATTCCAAAGTATTTTGATTCTTATGTTACTTTAAACGTTTAAGGTAACATATAATCTTTATTATGTTACTTTCATTACTTCTGTAAGGTGCTAATTTGTTTTACGTTTATTTAATTCGTTTCGTAATTCAGTTAGCTTCTTTTTTTCAGCGTAGTACCATACCATCATTTTGCCCTTTTTACAACGTATCATTTCGTCATAGCATTTATTATACTTTTCTCTTAAATCGCTTAAACTAATCATAGTAAGGGGTATATTTAATTGCTGTTTATTGTAATTATCTACTACCCTTTTTGCTTCTTTATATTCTTTTTCGCTTATCATAATTTCTGAATTTTTAATCATATTTGTTATTTCGTGAATTGGGGGGAGCGTTGGTTTTCAACTAACCATACCCGAAGCGTTATGGGTAATGCTAAACCAATAGCTTTTTTAGAGACTGAGAAATCATTCTTAACTGTCTCCATTTTATATCGCTTTTTATAGCTTCTTCTAATTGGTTTTCTTCTTTATATTCTCTAAAGTGTTTTAGTAATTGTTCACATCTTGCATCAATTTTACCTATTTCACTTTCTAATCTTTCTCTTAATGTTTGTTTCATTTTGTATTTGATTTAATCCGTTTCGTACCTCAAACGGCACATATTCATATTCGTTAGAACGCATCTAGCCAGTCAAAAAACCCCGCCACTTGCAGAACTACGCCTCCAATCAGGAGGAGCATAAACACCAGAAATGACAAAAATGCCAAGTGTTGCAGGTCCGTTGCGGTGTCGTAGAACTCTTCTTCTCCGTTTTCGTTTTTCATGATTGTATTTGTTTACTGTACTTGTCTAATTCATTTTGAAGTGAATCGCCGAACTTTTCGACGGATGCAATAGTAGCATCATAGTTTTTTAGTTCTTTTCGCTCAATTCGCTTAACCCACATTGGAAGCGGCTTGAAACGATCATCGAAACTGATGAAATCCATCCATTCTAAATCTTCGTTAACCACAAATGCTGTGGTGATTTGTGGCAAATATTCGGACGGTATTTTGTCGTGTCGAATATATTGAACATGGTTAGAAGTATTCGGGCATTTAATTTCGATTCCACCGTCAAAACCAACAAAACCGTCAGGTGAGTATCCTAGAAATTTGTAAATATCTGAAACACAAAAACCCGCTTGGTGTACTTCTCGAAAGTTTAACCTTTCGTACAATTCAACTACGTGCTGTTCGTAATCTATCCCTCGTTGCATTGCATCGTTGGAGAACCCTTCGGGAAGCGTAAAACTACTAAACCTTTCCGCGACTATTTGGTCTTGGAGCGAGAGCCAAGCGGATGATATTAACCGCTTGAAACTCGTTCCTGATACCATTCCGTGCTTTACTTTACGCCACTCCTCGCTACGCTGGGGCATATTAAATACTTGCATCCTGTAACTCTTTAAGGTGTTGGACAGTTACTTTGTACTTGTCTGAAATAAAGCCTGTGGTTACTGCTCCGGTACTCAATGCTTCAATAGCTTTAGCCCATCTTTCTGGCTCATCAGGGGACAATACTGGCTTAGATTGTGGCTCCGCAGGTGGAGATTGCGGCAAATCTTCTCCCGCATAAATGTAGTGACCTAAACCAAAGAGTGCTAAATTTTTGGTTAAGCAACGCATTATTGCTGTGTTTATGTCAAACATAGAAGCCGCTTCGCACTCCTTTGCCCCAAACTTTGTCTCGTAAGTGTACGTAACATTTTTTTGAGACTTATTAGCTCCATCGGTAACGGGCAAGTGCATAGGCAGCGTTTCTCCGTTTATGGTAACTTCGGTTGAAACTAAGTAGCCTAAGTCTTTATCGTATAAGTACGGCTTCTCTCCGAAATAAATGGTCTTATAAGACGCTTCTGGAAACTTTTCTTTAACAATTCCCCAGGCCCAAATCCATGAGAGATAATTGAGTTTGCCTTTTTGTTTTACTTTGTGATTGCAGTTTATTATTGACAAAATGCTCCACGTCTCGTTCTTTTTTTCGGTCATTTGTTCTGGTTGGTTAAGCCCCTTTCGGGGCGTTTGTTAAAATGGTAAATCTTCTTTGTTGTCTTCCATCGAATCAGCCATGGTACGTTTCTGCGATGGTGCTTGTGTTACTCCCTCCGACTCAGCTTTGAATACCTTCCAAGCGGCAAGGGTAATGTAGAATTTGCCGTTGTATTCGTTCATCGAAATATTGAAGTCTACTTTAACTTCGCCGCCTACTTTGTTGTACTTTTTGAAGGCTTCTACCTTCTCTGCTCCGAAGATTTCAAAAGCATATTTATTGGTGTACGCTTCCGTCGTTTCGAGGGTAAAGATGATTTTTTGCCATTCACCAGAGCCATCTTTTTTTTGTCCACTTTCGACGGGCATGATATCCTTGATTGTACCGGTTCTGTTTAATCCTTCGTTCATTGTGTTATTGATTATTAATTGAAAATTATTTGATTAACAAAAGCACCAGAACGCGATTAACGCGAAGCCGTAGCACATTGCTATTATGTATGTTTTTAGGTTTTTCATGAGCAACAGCAGGTTGAGCAGTTGTTGCACTTCTTTTTCGCTTGAACAAAGGGCATTATCAAGGCCCGTAGAATCACTTGCTCTGAGTCGTTCAATTCAATCGCCATGAACGATTGCCCTCCGAAAACTTCGCGGCGTATCTCAGCCCCTCCGTTAGCTATCCACACTTCAAATTGGTAGCCAAGAACGGTTAATATTACCGTCTGCTTATCATCTTTGGTGAATGTGAAGTTGCCGCTCAACAGCGACTCTTTGAACGTTTGCGTAATGCCATTGATCTTGTCCTTTAGTGTTTCAATTTTATTGTTTTCTATGGCAGCAGCGGCGGCCGACTTAATGCGAGTGATTGTTTCTTCGATGTTTTCTTGTATCTTTGTCATTGTTCTGTTTTGGTTAAGCCCCGCTTGCATTGTTCTGCTCGCGGGGCGTTTTTTGTTATGCTAATTGAAGTTCTCTTGATTCTTTGCGGCGATTGTCAACCGCTTCGCCTTCGCGGTCTGGAATAGAAGACAGTTCGTTGTTCGCCTTATCCATGAAGTCAATCACGTCTTGAAAGCTATTAACGGTTTCAGGTTCTAACACCCGGTTTTCGTGGTTGATGTTGTGAAAAACGTGAACCTTATTTTTGTGAATCATAGCGATAAGGTCTAAACCGCTATGAAAGATTTCGGACTCACAAAGTGCGAGTAAATAAAGTGCTGTTCTGTTCATTGTTCTGGTGTTTGATTGTGTTACAAATATACTAATAAATACGTAACTATTACAATTATTTATGAAATAGTTTTTGAACAAAAAAAGTCACTATAATTTATTCGCTTTCAATAATTTGTCAAATCCTGCCTGAAATTTGAGTTTAGGTTGTTCATCGCAACTTCGTAAATCCATTAGGGCAAAAAACAAGCGTTGAACAGTGAAAGTAATTTCCCTCATTTCGTCAAAAGTTGACATTTCCAAATGTTCATTTGCTTTGTGTTCTTCGCTATGTATCACTTGAAAGCTAACGCCCGAACACATATCTTTTACCGCTTTCAGCACTTCCCTTTTTTCTCTTGCATCGTTCAATAGGTACGTTTCAAAATGACGGTGGATTCGTTCCGTATGTTGTTTGTATTTACGAAAATCATCAAGTGCGTGGTCGGGAAAATCGTTATACTTGGTGAGTTGTGATACCATTTTTATAATCTTGTCCGTTCCCGTTTCCATCGCTTTGCGGTTTTTGGCCTTATGCTCCATGAAAATTTTGTTTTCAATGGCGTTCTGCGTTTCTTGCAAATTCATCATTTGCCATGCGGTAGTCTTGTCGTCTGTCATTTCTTTATTTTGTTTTAAGGTCTATGTTTTTGAATACTTATTTGATTTCAGCAGGGCGAAACATAAGATAACAGCCGCTATAACGCCATTCTGCGAACGCCGGATAGCTTGGTGTTGTATGCAAGTGCTTAATCTGTGCTAAATTGAAAGTTTGTATTTCAAATACCATAATTAAATATTTTTGCCAACGCTTTTTTTAAAATAAATTAATTTTTACTTTTATAAGCCGTTTTAATTTTTCAGTCAATATATCAAGGTCGTTATAAAAAATATGTTTTATTGTTTCTCCAAAAAGTTACCTTTCAATTTAACTTTTATCTTTTTATTACAACACCCTGCATAACCATCTTCAATAGAACTTTCCATTTGTTTTTTCTCCATTTGTTTTGCCACTAATATCACCTCGAATAAGTCATTAAAAGCATCTTTATAAGATGCTTCTAATTGTTCCTCTATATATTCCACTGCTGTTTTCATAATTTAATAATTTAATAATTCATATAATAATTAATATCTTTGTGTTTTTCTTTATTTTGGTATATATTTCCAACGACTTCAAAACTTGTTGTATCTACATCTTGCATTACTTTTGTACCGTTCTTAAAGATAAAAGAACCATTATTAAAACTGCAATGCCAAAATTGCAAAACAGATGAGTGTTTCCTAAAATCTAATATTATATCTCCTTCAAAGATATATACATTTCTTGTATCTCTTAATCCAGAACATTGACTTATATCTATCTCACTATTTTGGTTGCTTATGTCCCCGTTTTTTAAAAACTTCATAGTATAAGTGTCTGTAAATTGGCGTTTTGTTTTATTCCAGAATCTAAAATTATTTTTTTCCATCGCTTAAAATATTTAATTATTTGTTTTGTTATTAATTGAAACTTTTGTGCTTTAAAGTCGCACCAGACATACAACACTAAATATAATTCATGCTAAAAAGCACGAAATTATATTATTTCCGTTAGCAGTAATACTACATTTGTTCTCCAAATGAAGTTACTACTGTAAATTCTTTTTCTTTTCTTTTTTCTTCCACCCTCTTTAAAGAAATATTAAAATACTCTTTGTTGTTTTCAATTCCTATAAAGTTTCTGTTTGTGTTTATACAGGCTATTCCTGTTGTACAACTTCCGAATGTATTATCTAAAACCGTTTCGTTTTCGTTGGTGTATGTATTAATTAAGTATTCCATTAATTCAATAGGTTTTTGGGTTGGGTGTAGTTTTTCTTTATCATATTTGAAAGTTAAAATACTTTTTGGATAACCACTTTTAGTTTGTTTCCAAATTTTACCTTTTTCTCTACACTTTCTTTGCCCTGTTGTTTTAGTTTCAGAATTAACCTTATCAATATCAACATCTATTAATCCTTGTGGATTGTAACACATAGTCAAACACGTACTTGTTGCTGAACCCTCACTAAACACACTAATATTTTCGTGTTGCTTTAATGGTCTTGCTTTTGCGTTTAAGTGTCCTGTTGCATTTAATTTATTCCAAATAAAATTATATTTGAACCATTTTAGATTTGAGCAATTCAAAACACTTGTAAAGGGTTCTGTACTTGTTAAAACAACAGTGCCGTTTTTTACTAAAATTCGTTTATATTCTTCCCATAATTGTTCAATTGGTATAATTATATCCCAAGCACAGGCAGTAGTTCCATAAGGTAAATCACAACAAATAAAGTCAATACTTTTATCAGGTATCAACTTCATTTGTTCTATTGTATCTCCGTATCTTAAATCTATTGTCATATTTTAATTTTTAATATTTTTGCCATCGCTCAAAAAAGAAAAGAAAAAGGTTCTGTTCTCCGAATGGGCATTTGTGGTTAATTACCGTACTACTGCTAACACGGTATAAAAGCCATTGAAAAAACGGCTCTTATACTAAAAGTTATTCATCGCTTTCCAATTTTGTTGTTTAGGTCTATATTTTTGAACCATTTCGGCAAGTATTTTAGCAGGGCGAAACAGCCGATAACAAGCCCTATTAGTGTTAATATTTCATTCATGCTCCTTGAATTTTTAAAAATGTGATAGATTCGATATTCTGATGTCTATTATCTTGTACGAGGTAGTACTTCGCATCAATGAAAAACGTATTTTTCACCTCTGACATACTTAACCCGTCGCACTCGTAAGATTCGCTTATGACCTCACGGTTCCCGAAATATTTAATTGAATAGGCTACTTTGTATGTTTTCATATTTCGTTTGTTAATTTTTATAAAAGGTCAACGTACTGCTGCAATGCAACCCGAACGTGATTCCTAAATCTTTCAGTAAGAAAGTCAGCCCTGAGGAGTTTTGATATAATTGGTTGTGAGTATTGCTGATTAGTGTACACGTAAAACTTATTTTATATCAAAAAATCAGTTAGTGCGGCCTGTGTTAGGTTCATATCTTTTAGTAACTTCCTTAGTTCGGGTGGTGTCATTCTGTTGAGATTAAAACGTTGAAATTTAATTTTGATAATTCATCTATTCTATATTCTTGAATCTTGCTAAGTACGCCAGTAGGCTTTTTGACCTCAATAAAAAGAACATCGTTCGGTTTTAGGCAAATCAAGTCAGGCACACCGTTTTTGTTAGCTTTGGAGATTTTCAGCACGTACCAACCTAGCTTCTCGTATCGTTTGATTATTTTGCTTTGTATTTTTTGTTCCGAAATCATTTTTGAAATGTGTTAGTGTGTAGTTCTTTTTTTTCATTACTTGATTGTATATTTTCGACTCAATACCACCTTTCGCAAACAGCCAAAAAACAGTATTTTCGGTGCGTTCTTTGGTTGTCAGTCTGTCACGACTTTGCCAATAGCTAACCGCTGAGTGGTCTATGTTATAGTACACCAAATAATCAGCCTGACGTAAGCTTATTCCTTCCCGCCCTGCTTGGATTTGCAAGGCGATATACTGAAACCCCTCCATGTTGAAGGCATCTAATTCAGTAGTCAACTTGTAGCCTAATACCTGCTTGAGGGCATCAAGTTCAGCTTTGAATTTATAAAAAATCCCCAGACGTTTTTTAGGAAAATTGTTAGCTATGTATTCAGCTTTTGTAAGGTCAAAAATGATAGCATTACCACTTTCACCGATACACGTTCCTGAAAAAACTTGTTGAATTTTGCTTTGTTGCTTCACGGCGGTATCTGCCAAGATTGTGTCAGTTTTCCCCCGATAAATACCGTGCGTTGCCAAGTCTTTTGCGATGGCATACGTGAACGGTTTCATTTGAACTTCAATCACTTTTTCTGTAACCTTCGACTTGAACCCCGCCTCTTCCTGCGTAAAATCAATTATGTACCCTTCCAGAAAGCGATTGATTTTTTGTTCATCAGCTTGGGAGTAATCACTTACATCTCCGTAGCCGAAATTCTTTTTTGTGATGTTGACGAAATCTTTTGCCCACTTATAAAACGTCTTGTAATCAGCGAATGGACTGAAATTCGACACCCAAAACTGGTGATAGAATTGACTGAAACTTTCGGGCGTTGGCGTACCGGATAGATATATTTGCGGCAAGTGGGCCCACCGCTTCTTAATCTCGACCGCTGAAACGTTCGGTTTCGGGAACGCACCGTTTCTGTGGTGTTCGTCACAAATTACTATATCAAAATTGCCTTCTACTTTGTGCAAAGATTCATAGTTAATTACCTCGATACTGAATGCGGGGGTCATTAGTGCGTAATCGTACTGCACCGAACTAATAGCTTTCTTTTTTGTAATGAATAATACCGACTTCTTCTCAAGCAACTCGCAAGTAAGAAGAGCGGTAAGGGTTTTGCCCGTTCTTACTTGCATCGCTAGATAGACCATCCCTTTCTCAATGATTTTGTAAGCTGCTCGTTCGGCGATGTCTTTTTGATATTCTCTGAATTGTAGTGTCATAATTTAAAATGGTACTTCGGTTTCTATATTTTTAATCGTGAAAAATCTACCTACGGAGTCTTTGCCCCTCTGGAGTTCGAGTTTGTGGAACCTCGCATATCCCTCTATCCAAAGCGAAAACTTCTTATTCGTTAACCACTTTTTTACGTCAGGGTATTCCTCCGAAAATCCTTCAAAACATACCTTATTGTACGTGCGTGCATTTTGAGTAAGTGGTTCGTCATTTGTCCACTCAAAAAACTCAAAAGATGTTTCCTTGATAAATTTTCGAGTATGTAGATTTTTGTAGTTAGTTTGGCTAAGTCCGTAGCTCAAAAAGTACTGCAAACATTGGATCATGAAATTGTCAAAATACAACCATTCATCGCTAGACCAATCGTCGAAAAGCATACAACCAAATTCGTCAATCGGCGAGTGGTGTGAACCAAAATAGCTACTTAGTTCAACCTCGAATTTTCGACGCTCAAACGAGCCGCCTACGCCCCCGATAGTATAGTTGGTAGTGATTAGTACTTTGGGTGATTTAGCAATGCCCAAGCGGGTTGCATCTTTGTTCTTTCGCTCAATTGTAATCCCCTCAGTAATGACCGAAAACAAACGTTCAAAATCGAAGTTCTTTTTTACATCGTCGTAGACTAAAACTTGCGTATCAATATCAACGGTCTGATAGGTAAATGACTTATCAAAGTCAAATTGCTTCCCGTCCAAAACCCCCACCTTTTTTACCTTTGTTAGCCCCTGAACAATTAAGCCCTTGCCGCTGCCGCCGTTTGGATTTTCACTAATTACCTCGTCGTTGAAAACAATAGCTTTGTTGTCAGCACTGGTCTTAAAAGAATGCATCAGATAACCCAATACTGATTTAATCGACTCGTAACGCTCTTTTTCTTTATTCGCTACTAAGAATATGAACTTTCGATACATACCATTTTTGTAGTCTGCTAATTCAAAAGGGCGGTCAATTATTTGCTTCTCCCAAACGTAGCCGTCTAAGTCAATGTACTCGATTCGTTTGACGGTTTTCTTAGATATTTCGAGGACACAATTTTGATAGTACAGATAACAAAATTCCTGCGTGTCAGATTTTAGGTTCAAATCAACATTATCCAAGAAACTTAGGTAGTCACCTTTGAAGTATTTCGTTGCCCCCGCCATTAATTCGTAAGGCTGAAAACCGATATTATCGCGGGTGTGCAGGTCGTTCAAAACAAAGTCTTTAATCTGCTCTTCTTTGAGAATTGAAACTTTATTTTCGACAATTTTTACAAATACAAAAGATGTTTCATTGGGGTAATACTTGAATATCTGATTCGATTGCAAGTAAGCTTTGAATTTGTGATGCACAAGATGGTATCTTCCGTTCTTGTCGATACTCCAAAATTCATCAACACTGAGAGTATCTTTGATTTCTTCAATAGCATCGTCAATACCTTCGATGTTTTTATATTTGCGACTGATTTGGCGGGAGTTTTTGCCATTCACAATATCTTTTTGAATGCGTTCCCGAATGGTCTTGTTCTCGAATTGTTTCGTATTGTGGTCAGCTTCGCGAGAATAAGCAGATTTGACAATTGTATCCACTTCACTTCGAGTAAACGTTCCACTCACGAACTGTGCAAAAAACTCATCGGCATCGGCCTTTGGAATACCAAATTCATTGAACGCAAATGCCAACTTAATAAGGTTGTCGTTTCGTTTTCCCGGAACAAAACCAAATTTACGCTCCCACCACTTACGCAGATTTTCGATAATCGCGTAATGAGAAGTTTCGGGAATAATTACTTCGATAGTACCTAAATCTTGCAATTCAGGTTCTGGAAGGTTATCAAACAACTTCGATTCGTAATTCACGTAAATGTCTGGGTCGCTGCTTTCAAAACAAACCCGTGAAACGTCTGAGGTACTGATGTCAAAATAAGGCGAATTGTAATAGTCTTTCAATCCGTCAAAAAAACGTTTGTGTGTGTTAGTATCAGCCGGGATGCGAACGATGCACTTGAAGCCATTACCGGAGGGTGAAGAAAATAATAACATCGTGTGTTGGTCTGCTTCAAGCGAATCGCGTACAGCTTTCAACTCTTCGTTATTAGGTATCTTATCGAAGTCCAGACAGATTAATCCGCTGTGAACTTTCAACCCCGAAGCCGATCTATTTTTGAACGTTCCGCTAAAGCAAATAGACGGGAGCATCTTTTTTAGATTGTTTCGCTTCTCCTTATCCTGCTCTTTTCTTATCTGCTCAATTGCAATATGACTGTGACCGCTCCGGATTCGCTCAACTGCCGTTGCCACATGACGGTCAAACCCCGCCGAAGTAGCCAATATATTTTTGAAAATGGTAATATTCATAAAAAAGACGTTTGAATGACGAATAAATGACGGTTGACCGTCTGACCGTCATGTTGTTAAAAACCTTGTTATTAGCGAGTTATGAAGGAAAAAGCCTAATGACGGTCAACCCCTCCCTTATTCGCAGTTATTTTTTTTTGTTTTATCTTTTGTGTTTTATTTTCTCTGTAACCCTAAATAGACCGTCTTACCGTCCTTTTACAAGAAAATAGATATATAACTAACTAATAATAAGTAAGTTACAACCACGACGGTCTAAAGCCTTGACCGTCATACTACCGTCATGTAACCGTCACCTCGGTTATTACTAATTTTGTACTTGTTACTAATTCTACGTATTCCCGAAGAGATTCAATCGCCCTATCTGTAGGATACCTATTCCCGCTGCACATAGCATTAATGCTGTTGCTAGAAATTCCCGCACCGTGAATCTTAGCAACATCGACAGCCCAGCCATACGAAGTGGGTAGTTTATCCCTCAACGCTCTCATTAACTCCCTCTTTTGGTTTGCATCACCACGTCCTGCCATAATTGTGTATTTATTTGTAATAATTTGTTAATGCCAAAGTTACGTAAAAAATACGCAACGGTTACAATAAAATACACAATAAAATATGAAAAATTACGGAGAAAGGGCACAAGGCCTTTGAAAATGGATCTGGATTGTAACATTAAAGGGGCTGTCGGTCCTAACGGCAGTACTTTTTTTGTGCCAAATGAAAATAAACTTGATAATTGTTTGCAAGTATCAAGATGTTTCGTATATTGTAATCAACGAATGGTTGAAGGCGGGGATTACGAATCAGAGTACTTATGAACGTGTTGTAAGCTGTTATTTAAAAATAATAAAATATGAAATACATAAATTTTAATGACGATAAACTTCCGATTGGTAAAAGAAAACAAGCCTACGTAAAATGGGCAACAAGTCAAGGGACAGATATTGTTTCAGCTAAAAGACAAGCCAACAAAAAGTTTGGATTTGAAAAAAAATCAGGAATTTTTGCTATTGTAAAAGATGTGAGCGGTAGAAGAGAGCAAAGGTCGTTTACTGGAAGTCAGGAAATATTTGCAGGCTATGATTTGCGTAAATATGAAAAGTCAAATTGGGCTGAAATTTGGGATGATGAGGAAATAACAAAAGTAAAAAAAGAGGCAAAAGAAAAAGGATGGGATGTTATAGAAGTGTCTTTGTATTCTTAATTGCTTACAACAAAAGGCTACTCGATATTCTCGACCTTTCAGGTTTCGAGGATATTATCTCGAACAGAATATACAACACGGTGCGTTACGCCCCACTAAACTAAGCATGAAGAATAAAACAATGCACGGGATTTCACAGAGGGGCATTGATGCCCCTCTGTGACCAGACCACTACCCCAAATGGAACGTTGAAGCCAACTAAGCATGAAGAATAACTCAACGCACGGGGGGCGACGAAAAGGCTCAGGACAGCCGAAAAAAGCCCCCACCAAGACGATTGCAGTCCGGGTGCAAGAGAAGCACTACGACGAAATTAAGGAGAAATTGAAAGCCTTGATTAAAAAAGTAGAGGACCAAGACGAATAATATTTTTACATTTAATATCGCATTATTGCAGGTTATTGCGATATTATGCGTAATATTGTAAGCGAGACAGCAACGTTGCTGTTTGGTATTCGGGGTAGCTCAGTTGGTGAGAGCCTGTTGTTTGTCGCTGGTTCGAGTCCAGCACCCGAAGCGACGTAATCGAAAAAAAGGATTTGTCCACCACACGGACTACGTAAATTAGGCGATTGGGGTATCAGTCGCCGAATTTATTTCAATTGCGAAAAGGTTATTTACATCAGTGCTCAAACAAGCACTTACCATTGATTCTTTAGCAGATAACTAATTGATAATAAGGTAATTGAGGTGGTGCTCAAATCTTTGTTTTTTATACAACAACATAATTTAATATCGCGGGGTAGAACAGTTGGCAGTTCGTTGGGCTCATAACCCAAAGGTCGGAGGTTCGAATCCTTCCCCCGCAACTCTGTTTTGGTTGAAAAGATTAATTTAATTCAAAATTCTGAAAAAACGATGTCAAGTAAGCGTATAGCCGAAAAGACTGGTAAGCTACACTCTCACGTATTGCGGGATATCCGCAATATGGTTGACGAATTAGATAATCCAAATGTGGATCATCTAAATTATCGTGAAATAAAGGACAGCAGAGGGTACACCGCCGAAGTCTTACTAAACGAACGCTTATCGCTTTGTCTTGCGTCAGGTTACTCTATCAAACTGCGGATGATGATAATCGACGACTGGGCAAGCATGAAGACACAAGCCCAACTTCCCCAAGACCCCATCATATTAATGCGGTTGCAACAAATCGAGTTCGATAGTCGGCTAAAACAAGTTGAAGCAAGAATAACGACAAGGCCAGAATACTTCACAATAGCCGGGTATGGTTCGCTGAAAGGAATTCAAGTGGGATTGAAACGAGCCGCTGAACTCGGTCGCAAAGCATCAAATATTTGCAAGGCGAACGGTTACGAAATGGACACAATCCCCGACCCCCGATTCGGACGGGTGAAACTCTACCCAATTAAGGTTTTAGATTTGCTTTTCAATACCAGTATAGCGTAATTCATCAAATCCTACGGTCAACCTGCCGTAGGATTAAATCAAAAAATGCAATCATGGACCTGAAAGATTCAACCTATATTGTAATCAAAAGGCTCACGTGCAATTATTACCTCAAAAGATTGACGACAACATTGTGGCGAAGAACCGAAAGACCCAAATTCATTATAACGCTAATGACTCAATCAGAGGTTGTCAACTTCGTAAATGAATCAAAAGAACTTGGGTGGCCGGTCGAACGTTGGTCAAAACAAACTAAGCAAAAATAAAATGGACAAATTCACAGAATCTCCCTCCTGACTAACCACTCACCCATCGAGATTTGCCGTTCATCACATATAGTTGTAACATATATGTTTCTTTTTCTATATTTGTATAAGCAATAAGGGCAACACAGCCCGAACGCTAATCAATACTACCATGAGCGGATTTGGAAACGACCTAAAGCAAGAGCAAAAAACAACTCCACTTTTTCGTAAGGTTTCTGGTGGCAATATATTCAGAAGCGAAGAAGCTGAATATTGCTTTTCAACATCATTCAGCCGCAAGCTAATAGCAGCAGGCGATTTCGCTATCGTTCTATACTCGAAAGAGTATAGCGGTCTGTACGACTGTAAAGATGCCGATGCAGGCAAAGACTTCGGTTACGACGAGTTCAGGGTAACAATGTCTAAAGACGAGTTACTTGAAAATATAGACGTAATTGTGGTTCCTGATTCTTGGAATGACGACATCGAAGAAAGTCTGTTCGATACGGACAAAGACCCTATGGTCTGGATAGATAATCTTTCGGAGTTCGGCAAGGTCGTCTTTGAATCAGATGCACACTTTGATGTTGACTTTAATTTTTAATATTATGACCTGGAAAGAACGCTATGACCGTATGAAAGTCCACTACGAATGGACTGATACGAAGGTGTCAGAGATGTGCGGGTACAAATCCAGAGAAAGTTTCTTGAATTCACTCTACTCCGCTAAGAAGTTCCCAATCAAAGGAATGATAATCGTTTTTGAGTTGGAGAACGGATTGAAAGAATCAAGCAAATTTATCTGAAACTTAAAATCGCTATATTACGTTATATTACAATGTAAAACATGTGGGGAAAGTCAGAATCTTCGTGAGGGAATAAGTTAAACGGAGAACGAAGTAAACCCGAAGCAAAGAAGTAAAAGCCACGAACAAAGAACGATTACAGTAGCCTTAGACCTTGTCCAATTTTATAGAGAATATTTTAACGGTATTAATTCTTTTGAATAATATGAAAAAAGACCCAGAAATACATGAAGAAGCGATTGTAAGATGTATAGAAGCGAATAATTTATTTACTTTAGAAATGATATTTTCGTTCTACAAAGGCATCGGGAAAACAACGTTTTATGAACTTGACTTGAACAAGTCGGACAGGGTATTAAAAGCCTTAGAAGATAATAAAATAATAACCAAGCAAAATCTTTTGTCACGATGGCAAAAAGGTGATAATGCTACGTTACAAATAGCCCTCTTTAAGATAATAGCTACCCCTGATGAACATAGCCGATTAACGGCAAACAAGACTGAACATTCAGGGTCGGTAGAGATTAAGCCGATAACCGGAATGGTAATAAAATGATAGTTGAATTTGATAGCCACAAAAACGAAAAGCAAAAACTTGCCGCAAAATATTGGCTCGATGACGAAACAATGGAAATTGCCTACGGAGGCAGTAAAGGTTCTGGTAAGTCGTATCTTGGGTGTTCGCTTATATTCGGGGATGCTCTCATTTACCCAGAAACGATGTACTTTATTGCCCGTAAAAAACTAAACGATTTAAGAAAATTCACCATTCCATCAATTCACGAAGTTTTAAAAAACTTGGGGATAGGGGCAAAGTATTACAACTATCAAGGTCAGGATAATTATTTTGAACTTTACAACGGCTCTAAGGTTTTTCTTCTCGATGCTAAACATATGCCATCAGACCCGCTTTATGCACGTTTTGGCTCTATGCAAATGACTCGTGGATGGATAGAAGAAGCGGGAGAATTTGAGTTATCAGCAAAGAATAATCTCTTAGCTTCGGTTGGTCGATGGAAGAATGATGTATTTAATTTGAAAGGAAAGGTTCTTCAAACTTGCAATCCGATGAAGAACTATCTTTACAATCAATTTTACTTACCAAACAAAAAAGACGAATTACCCATTTTTAGGAAGTTTGTTCAAGCCCTTCCAGAGGATAATAAAAAATTGCCGCAGGGATATATTGACAACCTCAAATTGATACTAAGCGAAAGCGAGAAACAACGTTTGCTTTTTGGAAATTGGGAATACGACGATGACCCAGCAATATTAATTCCATACGAAAATATATTAAACACTTTCACAAACGCTTTTGTCGATTCAGGCACAAAGTATATTGTTGCCGACATCGCCCGATTTGGTGGAGATAAGACGGTTATTGGCGTTTGGTCTGGACTTCGATTATTTAAGATTGTGACCATTGACAAAAGTGGGTTAGATGAAGTCAAAGAAGAGTTAGAAAGATTGCGGACACAATACCAAATCCCATTATCAAATATAATCGTAGATGAAGATGGCGTAGGTGGCGGGGTCGTAGACTTCATGAAATGTAAAGGGTTTGTGAACGGGTCTAGGGCATTGAAAATTGGCACAGTAGAGCAAAATTACCGTAACTTAAAAACTCAATGCTATTATGGAATAAGCGATTTGATTAATAATAACTTGATTTATTTCGGCATTGACGGCGTAGCCAAAGAAAAACTAATAGAAGAACTTCAATACGTCAAGCAAAAGAATATGGACAAGGACGGGAAACTTGAAATAATGAGCAAAGAGGACGTAAAAGAGCAGTTAGGGCGTTCCCCCGATTACTCCGATATGGTCATGATGCGTTACTGGTTCGAGATAAAACCCAGCTTATCGTGGGAAGTTGCATAAACACTATTTTTTTTCGTACATTTGTCCTGCCAAGACCCGTTAATGCTGCGTTCTTAATTTGAACGCAATGGAATCCAATTATAACAAAATTATTTACGATTACGTAAAGAACGTAAGCCTTCAACATTCTGCACCCCTACACAAGTACGCAGATTTGTATCAAGTCAACTCCATTCTATTTGCCCTGATGAATTACAAGGCAGAGAAAGCGAGTCAGGCCAAACCCATGTTATACAAGGTAAAAGACCAAGAAGCCGCAAAAGACTTTCAGAAGTTTAATGGTTTTGCAAAAGATACCTATGAAACTAAGCTACTCAAAAAAGCAAAAGAAAAGGGAGTCGAAGAGATTTACCTAGACGACATAACCGTTACATCCCCTTATTATCGAACAAAACGACTGCTTACTAAGCCGAACGAAATGCAATCGTTCGGAGAATTTATTTACAGCTTATCTGCTTTTTACGATATTTCGGGTTTTAACCTGATTAATACACAAAAGGTAGATGGTCAAGTCGCTGCGTTATATTCCTTACCAACTCACCAAATCACCATCGAAGGTGGGAGCCCACAGGACCCCGTTAAGGCATATCAATACGATGGGTTATTCACCCAAAAGTTTGACCCAAAAGACTGTCACGCTTTGCGTTCGTTTAGCACAAATTACAACAAGATGGGTTCGCACCTGTACGGAACGTCAAAAGTTCAAGTATGCTATGCCGACCTTCAAACCTACATCGCAGCATTAGAGCGAGAGCATTCAGCTTTTAAGACGGGAGATTCCGCACATTTGCTCTTCCCGAAAAACGCAGATGCCCAAATCGAAGCCAGTAACGATAACACGCTTTTGCAAAAGATGCGTGACGGAATCAGGTCAGCCCTATGGAAGAAAGACGAACATCGAGCCGCACTCGTTGCTCAGGAATTAGGACATATTAACTTAGCAAATCCGATTGGGGAAAGTATCACGCTAGAAGTCAAGAAGGATATTCGCGAAATATTAGCGGCGGTATTCATGTTACCGCCCGAAGTTGTTTTTAACGAATCGTCATCCAGCACATACAATAACGGTAAGGAGAACGGACGTAGAGCGTTACACCTTGGGGTGTTTCCTTTTCTTAACAAGCAAGAAGAAATATTATCGGAGGAGATCATTAGGCCACAAACCGGGCTAAAGTTCTGTTTCGATAAAACCATTTACGACGAATTAGCCCTTGATAAGGTCGAAGAAATGGCGAAAATGAAAGACATCGACTTTCTGACCCGCAGAGAAAAACGGCAATGGTTTGACTATGGCGATGTAAGTGAGGGCGATTCGTTTGAAGATGCAATAGAGCCAGTAACCCCCTTAAATTTTGATTATGGAAACAGTTGAGGAGTTACGATTGCACTATGAGAAGATGAAAGAAAAGAGCGAAGCCCAAACTTACAGAATGGTTCGTGCTTACCTTTATAATACCTTAATTCGTTACAAGACAATTGCCGTTAACGAAGCCCCCGCAGCAGCCGAAAACAGACTAAACGAAATACAGCGGGAGGACTTTCAAAAGCTGTTTGAGGAGATTTATTTAAAAGTTGGACTGTTTTTTTATCAAGATCAAAAAAATAGGTTAGAGCAATACAAAGATAAAGATACGCCCAATGTCGATTTTTTTAGTTTGATTTGGCGGCAAATTGTGGTTAATGCTACTTCGACTCTGGAAATTGCTTCATTAATTACGCGAGTAACTGAAAATACGAAAACAATGATTCGGGCGTTACTCGTTAAGGCAGCAGCCGAACGGATGGCTCCCCGCGACATTGCGAAATTATTCAATGCGGAGAAGGTTATCTTCACAAAGTCCAGAGCGTTAACCATTGCACGAACAGAAGTCGGCAGAGCGGCGAGTATTGGCATAGAACAAGCCGCTAAGGACAGTCAATTAGAATTATTAACCGTTTGGCATCATTCCGCAATTGGCAATTACAGAGAGAACCACAGACCGTTAAATGGGAAGTATGTAAAGAAAGGTGAAGTGTTCAAGGTTGGCGATGTGACAATGAAATACCCGCACGACCCTAGCGGCGGTGCGAGCGAAGTGATAAACTGCCGTTGCACTCATAGCTATGTTACGCGAAGGTCGGCCGAAGCATTAGGAATCGAGCGAAGTTAATCGTTTGTTATTCAAATAAAATCTGATTTTGACATACTTACCGAATGCCCATTTTCATTCTTTACACTAAGCCTCAGGTTGTTTTCTCTCCAACTTCTGACAATATACCTTTCCCCAACTATAAAAGTTTTCGCTGTTGGGGCATGCTCGTTATATGGTCTATACTCAACCAAATCCCCCTTTTTTACAAATCGCTCTTCCTTACTAGCTATAAGGTTTCGTTCTTTATAAAGATTCTGATGATACCTTTCAACAATATCTAAGGCAGCTAAGTATTGGTCTTTTGTGATATCTGTCATAGTTTGTTTTGTTATTGGGCTGTATATCTTAGTCGGTAAATCATTAATCCGTCATTATCAAGGTCGAGAGTTCTACTTTCGATGG